TACGTCTAGACTTGAATCAAAGATCTCATCAAGTAATAATAAGTTTGTGTTGACGGAGTTCTTCATCTTAGCGATTTGTCTCCATGTGAATAGAATAGCAAGATCGATTCTCATCTTCTCACCTTCAGAGAATGAAGCATAAGTAAATTCATCTCTAAATCTTGACTTAATCACTTCATTAAAGTTTTCATCTAACTCAAACTTCACAAAGAAATCCATAGCAGATAAGTACATATTAATTAACTTATTCATTGTTGGTAGATATTCTTTAATGATTTGGGTTTTAATACCTGTATCACGTAATAAGATAGATGCAATATCTTGTACATTACGTTTCTTAGATATATCCATCTTTATGCCATTTAGTTTCAATGCTTCTTCAGCGTATGCTTTGAGTGTAGATTTTTCTACATTGATGTCGCCTTGATTTGAATTAAGTTCTTGTATTTCTTGTTCAAGTTCTCCATTCATTTTACTTAGCAACGCAACAGCATTATTTTCTGTCGATAGTGTAATATTTAAATCAGTAATTTCTTCATTGATCTGTGTAATCTTTTGAAGTTGACCATTTAATTTATTCAATGCTTCATTAAGTAAGTCAGACTTTGTTGCATGTTCTTGTTTAGACTTATTTAATTTTTGTATAATTGTTTCTTTATGGTCGTGTTTGATTCCTTGTTCACATGATGGACAGACTTCATTATTATTAAAGAATTCTATACTCTCATCAATCGTCGAATCTTTTTGATTAAACTTAGAAAGATTTGATTTACACTTTTCAATATCATTAAGTATTGATTCTTTATTTTGTATATCTTTTTGTAAGTCAGATATTTGACTAATAAGATTAGATGCAAGTTCTGATTTCTCAGTAATTGTATCTTTATTCAATTGTATTTTATCTTGAAGCGTCTTAATACTTTGGTTCTTAGTATCAGTTAACGAATCAATAATCTTTTGTTGTGCTTTGGCTTTTTCTGTAATGAGTTTAAGTTTATTATCTAACTCAACCATTTCATTTTTAGTTTCAGTTATCTTTTCTTTGAGTAGATTATTCATTAAAGAGAACACCCTAATATCTAAGATGTCCTCAATAACTTCACGTCGTTGTCCTGCTGGGAGCTGCATGAAAGGAACAAAAGAGGCAGAACCCAGTATGACAACTTGAGTAAACGTTTTATAATTTAATTTAAGGATTTGTTGTTCTAAAACTTTTTGATAGTCTTTAACCGCTGCGTCTTGATTAACAAGATCACCGTTGAGAAAGATGTCAAATATATTTGGCTTAGCACCACGCACTATTTTATAATAGGAATTTGCAATAGATAACTCAATTTCAACGACACAATTCTTACCATTAATCGAGTTTACGAGTTGATTCTTTTTAATATTACGGAATGGTTTACCAAATAGCCCAAAACATAACGCATCAAGAATCGTCGATTTACCTTCACCATTCTTACCGACGATAAGAGTTGAGGCATGACTATTCAGGTTAACTTTGTTTGGTGAATTGCCGGTTGATAGAAAGTTCTTCCATTGAACAGACTTAAATACAATCATTGAAGGCCTTTGCTAATTGTTCACTTACTTCTTTTGGTACCATCATGGTTGTAATTCCATTGCCTTGGCCATTGTAAACAATTATCCTTACAAATGCACCCATAGGTTCAACAGTTGCAAGAAAGTCCTTGTGTTTAATTTCATGTAACATAATATTCCTTTCAAAAATATATTATATCAAATATTTCAATTAATGTACAATTATACAACTTCTTGATTAATTGCTTCGAGATAAAGTTCTTTGAGTACTGATTTTATTTCTTCTTTATTTTCATCAGTCTCTACCGAATCCACATAGTTAGATAAGATAGACATTGTATCTTCAATATTGATGTCTGTAGCAATTTCTCCATCATTAAACTCAGAGAAGTCTTCAATGATTTTAATTTCATGTGCATCCTTTGTATATAACTCATTAATAAATTGATCGAACTTATAAAGATCCGTCTTATTGACAACCGCAACTTTAACATACTTATCTTTTATATCGACAATACTGGCGTCTGGGTCATGGTTCTTATCATCATAAGTAATCTTTTCATGTATTGTATATGGGTTTCTTATAAATTCTAATTCTCTTGTTTCTGTATCAAATACACTAAATCCTCTTGGATCATTATAGTCTTGCCAAGTCATTTCATACGGAGTGCCAACATACTCTATATTTTCTTGCTTGGACCTTGTATGATAATGACCTGATAAGACTCTTTCGTACTTTGAAAACATTTCATGAGATAGCCCATGATGGCCGACCATTCCCTTATACATTGGGAATCCTGCAATCTCAAAATGTCCAAAGCACAAATCAGATTTAGATTGATCGATATATTCAAAAACTTCTTGTTGATTCTCTTTACATATCCATGGTATCATATCGATCGAAGTATTTTCTATTTCTATTTTTGTTGGTTCATTAATTAAATTAATATTATATTCACCTAGAACCAGGCCTGTAGAATTCACCTCGAGTGACTCTTTCCAGAAAATATCATGGTTACCTAAAAGAGTGTAAAAATGCAGCCCACGGGACGCAATTGGATTGAAAAAATAGTCTTTTGCTAACGCCAGGGTGTTAAAATTGATGTATTTTCTACGGTCAAACAAATCGCCTAATTGGAATATATACGAAATGTTATTCTTTTCTAAATAAGGAAAGAATTCATTCTCATAGAATTTACGATAGTAGTCGTGAAACTTAATCGAGTCTCCCCGTACTCCGAAGTGGGTATCCCCCAGGATCGCTATTTTCAATTAATATACATCCTTTCTCATCCATGCATGGCCAATCAGTATATTCTGTTGTACCACACGTTTGTCCTGTAATTCTTTTTGGTTCATCATAAAATTTAAACTTCTCATTTTCTTCTGCATAACTAAGATTCAGGGTCATCAGTAAAATTATCAAGTGAAACATGTGTTTCCTTTTTCTGTCTTTTCTTGCGCTTCTTTTCTTCATAGTCATATTCGAATGTACCATTATCTTGCATGAACTCTTTAAAGATATTTGAAAAGTCTTCGCCGGCATCATGGTCTTGAACATCAAAAGAATCGATTGTATTATCTCTAACCATCTTGCCTTTAATATAAGCTTGTTTCTTTTCTTTATCAATACGTCGAAGAAAGGCAAAATAGATAATTTGTGTAAAATACGCAAATGGATTCTTTGATTTTTCCGGATTGAAGTTATCAAAGTATTGAATACAGTTTTCTATACCATCAAGGATCATATCATCTTTATAACTATAATTAATAAAGTTAGGACGATTAGAAAGCTTTCGAGCTATCTTGAGAATACACTCACCAAGATAATTTGGTATAACTGGTTTTGGATCACCACATTCCTCAGCTTCTGTACATGCCTTTTTATAATCAATAATGGCTTGTAAGAATTCTGCGTTATTTACGTAATGTGGTTTGGTTGTTTTTTCATTTTTCATAATAAAATTATATACTAGTTTGAATTAAAAGTTAAATTATTTTCTAAAATAAAAATAATTGTACATAAATTTCAATAGGTGATATTATATCTGTATAGGGGTTTTCAAGTAGTAATTAATGTAATATCTTATCTTTATCATCAATACTCATATTATCTAAGTAATCTAATTCATCATCTATCGTTACTTTTGTTTCTAAATCACTTCCTGTTAAATCGTTAATCTTATCTACTAACTTTTGTAATTCATCTCCCGACTGGGGGTCTGGGCCTTCTAGGCCGCCAAGAAATTTATCAATAGCATCTTCATATTGAGGTATATAAACTGGATCCATTTCTTTAATAAAGAATGTTTGATCTTTGTTAATAACAAAAGTATCATCCCCTGCCATTTGACACATTGGACTAAAGAATAAGGATTCAACAGGCATGCCATTCATTGGGGATATTTTTGGTAGGTGTCTTAAAATCATTGGCAACATTAAAGTAATATTATAATCGGTTTCTTCAATCACACCGCCAATAACTTCTTCGCCTGATATTAATTTAAGTACTGCGTAAGTTCCTTTGATCATAAGTCAATCTCGTGTATCTTATAGTCGAATTTTTCTTCTGAATAAATTTTAACGCGTTCAATAAAGTGATTCATAGTATGGTTCTTTCTTGATTTATATTGTAGATCATCAGCGATATCATATAATGTTAATTTATTCTTACCTTCTTTTAATCGTAATCCACGACCAATTGATTGTAAGTTTCTTATCTTCGATTTAGTTGGAGAAGCAAAGATAATGTTTTCAATACTAGGAATATTTATACCTGTTGAAAAAGTAGCATAAGAGGCAACAATAATTGTATTGCTACCTTCCTCAGTCTTATGCCGAATATCTTCACGATCCATAGTCTTAACACCGCCATGTACAATATGAACTTCATGTTTATCTGATTTTTCTTTAATCATATCATAAAGAACAACACCATGTTTTTCTACATATTGAAATAGTACTAATGTATTTCCTTTACAATTGAGTGCAAGGTTTCTTATGAATTTATTTCGTGGATAATGTGTAACTAAAAAATCCATTTCTTTCTGGTAGTCTAGATCTTTTGCAACTTTTCTTATCTCACCATTATATTTTAAGAATAGACAATTAATATCAATATTCACAACTTTACCGGTATCCATGAGTTCTTTTGTTGTAATCACTTTATGAACTGGACCAAATAAACCTTCAAGTGTTAATTGATTTATTTTCTTTCCGTCAATAGTACCGGTCGTACCAATACGATATTTAACATGTTGCATCTTCTCCATAATATTAATTAGAGAAGCCGCTTTAAATTGGTGTGCTTCGTCTCCAACAACAACATCAAAGTTTTCAAACCATGCTTTTGGTTGTTTATAGATAGATTGCCATGTTGTAATAAGTACATTTGATATAAAGTTTCTTGAGAATCCACTGTATAGTCTTTGGCAATTTTCTGATACATCAAATCCATTATTGCTTGAATAGTCTTTAAAATCTGAATACATCTGTTCAACAAGAGAAGTTGTTGGTACTACAATCATAACTTTACGATCTTCTTCTAAATGCCATCTTAATAAGCAATAGATCATAAAAGATTTACCTGAAGCAGTTGGTGATAATAGTATTGTTCGATTTAAATTAAGTGCTGTTGTTACAGCTTCTACTTGATACTCTCTTGCATCGACGGGATTACCTCTAGCGTACATACCCAACGACTTAATCCATTCATCAATATCATCTATAGTGTGAGAGTTAGATTCTATTGGTGTAGGGAAATCATCGTTAGGTATATACTCAACTTGATAGTTTGCTCTTCTTGCAAACTCTAAAACATATTTGTATAGACCAACATATAAAGTTTTACGTATTAAAGAATATAATCTTACTTTACCATCCCATAATCTTGCTTTAAACTTTGGAGTAAAGCGAGCACCAGGTACTTCGTAAGTAAAAAATCTTTCTAATTCCTGTTCACAATTAGGATCAGAAAATATTCTTAAATGAACTTCAGATATTTTTTCTATTTTAAGTAGCATTACATTCCAGATAGGAATTGTTTCCATGAAATATGGTTTTTAAGCTGCCAATCCCTTGCTTTTATTTGAGACATAATAGATTCTAATGTGTATAACATAACATTAAGATATTCTATTCTTTGGTTGACTTCAATAAGATCTTTATCGCCTTGTAAGAATTCATCCATTTCATTCTTTAATGGTTTATTGTATTGCCACGGTTCCCAACCAAGAGTCGATAATTCTTCTCGAGATAATTCACCGCGATAATACTTAAATTTATTCTTACGTAGGATATTGTAGTCTGCTTGAATCTTAGTTAATTTTAACTTTGCATTAATTAAAATTTTAAGATATTTGGCGTGTAGGTTTGGTGTATATGTTGAAGCTTCACCTAAATGATTATCATCAATCTGACAATCCTTTTCCCATTCTTCTTGTATTTCTTGTAAATTCATAATATTCTCACACTATTTAAAATTATATTATATCACAGGTACTAATTAAAGTACACTATATTATGACATTTTCTTCAAATTCGTAAGAAGTATATCTAAATATAGCATTTCCTTGAAGATAGTTAACATCATTAAGGTTAGAACCAAACTGCAATGAAGCAATACTAATAGGAAATAAATCAATAAATTTTATTGTTTGCACAACAGTATTGTTGCTTGATAATATGGATAAAGAGGCATCTGAATAGTTCTTAGTTAATTCACTTGTTCCAAATCTACGATCTGCTTCAATAGTTTCAGTGTATTCTCTGTGGTCATTAGGAAAACCTAATCCTTTAACCCAATTATAAAGTGATTTATAGTTGTTCATATTTTCATCAACTAGAA